AGATAGAACTGATGTTGCAGATGTTGATATATTTTCAGTACCGTGATCATCAAAAACTAAGTAATCTGAAGCGCCATTAAAGTCTTGGATTACATCCATAGATGTGTATGTTGAATGTCCATTTGAGAACCTAAATGAATCATCACCAACACCGCCAGTTAAGATATCAACACCGTCACCGCCAGTAATCGTATCATTACCAACTCCGCCCAAGATAGTATCAGCGCCTAGTTGACCAAAGATGACATCATTACCGTTACCACCTGTAATGTAGTCTGCGCCATTACCGCCGTAGACAACAGTAGCAACTGAGCTTGTTGCTCACTTGCTGCCAGTTGACTGGTTTCTATTTCTCAATAGATTCCGGAGCCATTACACTTCCCTACCAAACGGGAAGCGTATTAGACTTGAGAAGTTCTCATCGATGGGAAACGGTTTCACGTTCCCTCTCGAGACTCTCATCTTCTGGGCTCTAGCTTCAGCATGCTGTGCTAGAACTGACTATCTATGCTCCGTATACGGTGACGATATTATCGTGCCCGTGGATGCATATGATAGACTCGTAAAGGTTCTCCTAGCCGTCGGGTTCCTACCCAACGCGAAGAAATCCTTTAAGAGTGGACCTTTCCGTGAATCTTGCGGGAAAGACTACTTCAATGGCATATCTGTACGACCTTACTATCAGAAAAGGCGTTGGTGTGCTGCTGATCTCTTTAAATTTCACAATTTTCTTGTGAGAAATAAAGATCTTCACAGTGTCCAAAACCTTATCCTTGCTTACCTACATCCTACGATGAGGAAGTGGGGCCCTGATGGTTATGGAGACGGTCACCTTATCGGTGACTGGGAACCTGTTCCTCACGGCCGCAAGCGCGGCTGGTCGGGGTTCACGTTCGAAACGTATCGTGATATCGGTAGGCGTAGGAAACTACGTCTCCGTGACTCTGATTACGTTTTCCCTCTCTATAGTATATACTTACGAGAGGACTCTCCAGACCCGAGTGTTGAACCATCATTCAGCAATGATGGGGATCGCATCGTCGTGCCCTTACCGGGTGTACGACGCGGGTTCAAGGTGGTTCGGATCTACACTTTGGCAGTAAAGTAGCTTTTTAAGCTGCTGCCGTAAGGCTGGTGGGCAATCATGCCATAAAGATGGTTATGC